CTCCATGGTGATAATTTGGATAAAAAGAAACCCGCCCCGGCGGCCGGGAGCGGGTATATTTGCGCCTAAAAGTTACATGAAAGTTACATGAAAGTTACATACGAAAGTTACATGGGTTTTTGGACGAAAGTTACACAGGTTTTGGACGAAAGTTACGCATGAAAGTTACACACGAAAGTTACATAGCTTTCGTTGCGAAAGTTACATGCGAAAGTTACACACGAAAGTTACGAAAGTTACGAAAGTTACATAGAATTAAAAGTTACACATGGTAGTTATATTTAAAATCAATTCTAAGAGCCTGCAAGGCACTTTTAAGACGTTTTATAAGTCGTTTAATAGTTTTATATGGGTACAATGAAAAAACGCCTTAGAATCGAATCTAAGGCGTTTTTAGTTTATACGAAAAGTTACAAGCAAAGTTATCCAAAAGTTGGGTGAAAGTTACTCGTCTATAACACCTTCCTCCAATCTTTTTTGAATATCCGAGGGGTCTTTTGCATCACCGAGTGGATTATTTGGCGTAAGGACGTATTCCTGCTTATCTTGTAAGCCAAAATAGTTCTTGGCTCGGAAGATGTATGTGACCGGATTTATCTTGCCCTCAGTGACCATTTCTGCGTCAAAACTTGCCAATAATTCCTTCGCTTTTTTTATGAGGTTGCGCCTTGCGGGGGTGCTGCCTTCGCCACCATTTTCCCACTTCCATATAGTCGCTCTATCATATCCAAGAGCCAAAGCCATTTTCTCAACAGTCATAACCTCACCGTTGGCAATACATGTTTCAAAGAACATATTCAATCTTTCAGCAATCTCTTCATCTGTAACAGCTTTTGGCATCTTGTACCACTTAAGAAGATTGGAACCTATCCTCTGAATATCTTCTTTTTTGGTACCGGCTAAAGTACTCGGAAAGTTCTCAGTACCACCTCGACCACGCTTCTTTACAACCTCTTCGCCTTTTTTAATGAGTTCATTATTCTTCGAAGTAGCCATCTTTACTATTTACCTCCTTACCATTCTTTTCGCAACAGTCGCAATCTTCTCCGCACACCGTTCCATCAATTGGACACCATCGAAGTTGCGTATAGTTGTCAACCTCATCCATCATATCAACCTCCTATCTTTTGCTATCTTGTTTGTCACCTTAGACACGAGAGTCCAAATCACATCTTGATCTATAACAAGCTCCTTGCTCACTTCGTAGATATTATCAGCAAGGGTATCACCACGACCGAACACCTCAATGATAATATCCTTATCTCTCTCCGGGAGTTTATGTAGCACCCGGTTGACCGAACGCCAATTCCATTTATCGACTTCGCTCTTAAACTTCAATCTCACAACATTTCCGGATCGAACACTTCGAGCGTAAAATCTTAACATGTGGTTAACATAGTCCGCATAAAAAGGTTTCGCCATTATTTACCCTCCTTTTCTCGAATATATTCGGTAAACTTACGACTATGATTGACCCCGTAATAGTAATGAAAATGAAACCCTTTACAAGCACATTTCAAACGAATCGCCTGTCGGACATTAGCGACAGTACATTCACAAAATCGAGCCGCTTCGCTTATTGAAGGGAAAATTCTATCAAGCTCCACACAGCGTACAGGTCTACCTTTAGTTGATTCTTTCACCAAAACAAGTCTTTCAGAAAAAGTACCGTCCTCGTTCGTAAACAAGACTGTGTTTTCACCCTTTCTGAGAGAGTAAATCAAGTTTTCAAAATCTTTATCAGACAATCTTATCTCCATGTTTTTTTATCCCCCTTATCATTGATTGTTGCAAGTTGCAGAAAAAAATAGCTCTCACTTCTTTTATCTTTTTCTCTCTACCTATTTTATATAACTTATATATACTCTACTAAATCTTACATTAAGTTAGACAATAATATATAAATAATGCAACAAAAGTTGTGAGAACCGCATGAATACTGACTTTTTATTGTTGCATTTTCTTGAAATTTAGTTGCAAAAACCTTCGAAAGTGCAACTACGGTTGCAGAAACTTTTGTCAACAAAAGTATGAAAATGCAACAGTCAACTAAAGTTGATAAGAATGAAAACTTTTATTGACACAATAGTTGCAATTCAGAATGTTTGTGAAACTTTCTGCAACTGTTGTCCCTTTGGTTTTCGGCAACAAAAACATTACTCCAATTTAACAACGAATTTCCATTTGTACTTATCACCGGTTTCCTTGTTACGGACTCGTATTCTTTCATAGCCGTATTTGTCCTCAATCTCCTTGTGGAAGGTACGAATTGATGCTCCGAACTTAATGTCGCTGCGAACGCACCAGTCCTTAAAATCGGAGAAGAGTTTATCAGTCGTCTCACCCAAAAGCTGCTTGGTGGTAATACCTTCTTCAATAATCCATGTGAGGACGGTGGAGTTGTCCACTTTATAGTTCTCAAGAGCTTCGGTGACTACCTTTGGTTGAGTAAAGTCGTTGTTGTGTAGAAGCCGTCTGAGTCCTCTCAGTCCAATATTAAGGAGATAGGAGAGAGCTTCATCCGTTGTAATCTTATCTTCGATGAATGGATCAAAGTCCTCATCCGATGGACTGAATCTGGCGGTGAACGGTATCAGCATGAGCCGTGAGTACATACCATAGGTCTTGTCGGCAATACGTGGGATTTCATTGCAGGAGAAAATCATCTTTGCGTAATTCTTAAGAGTGAAGGGGTCTTGTCCCTTACGCTCAACGGTCACGCTCTCACCGGTAAAGAGTTTCTTGATTGTCCCGGTATCTACAATGTCCCTACGGTTGATGTCATCCCCAATGTTCACGAGCTTGTTTTCGAGTTCTGCCGTTTTGAAGCGGTCGGATAATTTCTCCAGTTCAATCGTGGAGTAGTTTTCTTCACCGACGAACTTTTTGAGCAGATTGAGGATAGTCGATTTACCATTACTGCCGCTGCCGTAGAAGAGGAATCCTTTGCGGAAACGGCAGTTTTTTATAAGGAGGTAGCCAACCATTTCCTCGAATAAGTCGATCACTTGTCGGTCGTGCTTGAACACCCTGTTTAGCGTTTTATCGAGATCAGCACAATATGCGTCCGGGTCATAAATAACCGGCACACGGCAAAAGTCAATAACTGATGGGTCGAAGGGGAGAGTCTTGCCGGTGCGTAGGTCAAGCCGAGTATTCTTAAGAGTGATGATGTACTCCTGCTTCGGAATATCCTCTGACTTCATGTGAGTTAAAATCTTTATGTAGTCCAGAACCTCCGCTCTTTGCGCCCGGCGAATGGTTGGGTAGAGTTCCACCATCTTTTTGTCGATAAAACGCTCTGCCTTTTGGTAATAACCGTCCTTATATATGTAGGGCGTTTCGTTTACGGTGATGATGTGCATGTTCTTCACAAGCGCTTCGGCAAAGAGATTATGTTTGAATTTTCCATCTTCGTCGAAGTAGGCAGAAATTGAGGTAGCCTCAATTTCCTCTTGTGTCTTGAATGCTTCATCCCGAAGAATTGTATTAAGTTCAGATTCCGGCAATGGTTCTGCAAAAACATAGTTGTTGATGATAGTGATTGTTTTTGCGATTTGCTCCTTCGTATAACCCTTGCTCTGCATCACGAGGATGTATTCGAAGAGGTCTTGATTTCGGCCATCGCCGCTTTTCATCCCCTTAAAGCTATACTTACTGGATGAGAGAGGACGGAGCCAACAGGGAACCTCTTCAATCTCATCTGCCGGGAATGTCTGAATCCATTCACGCCACTCTCCGTCTTTCTTGACTACAGTGTAAGAGAGCTTTCCATATGAACGGCAATCAGCGTAGATACCGATAGCAAGTCGGGTCTTTTTGAAGTTCTTCCACGGTTCCTTGCTCTTGAACCAGAAGTGATAACCCCTTGTCGTTTTCATAACAAGGCATTTTAACTTCAGGCCTTGAACTATATTAAGCATGATTTCAGCATCCGAAGTCGTGTCGAAATCCAAAACGATATAGGGAGGGGGAATGAGTACACCCAAGTTGTCGAACCCTTCCACTTCTTTTAATGGGTGACCGCCGTCTGATAATTTCTCAGCAGGAGTCTTGTCGTTATTTAGAATGATGTATCGCAATTTTTTCACCTCCTTAAATTCGATTCCAAGTATAATCCGCCCACTATGTAAATCACTTCTTCCTGCCTCCTATCGCCTTTTTCGCATCTTCACGGGTAAGGAACACGGTTTTGCCGACCTCCCAACACCTTGTCAATATCCTCTATTGTCTTACAGCGGTCACATTTACGGTCACCATAACATAGACAAGGCATATTGTATATTTCACATTTTGCGTCATACAGCGTATCACGGAATGGAATATGTCGTTTATACTACTCATCTTTTGTTCCCCCACTTTCCTTCTGGCTATATGACCAATACAATCTCAACAAGTATAATCCAAGCCAACCGAACACAACAGCATTTATCATTTCTCTACTTAAAAAGTGAGTTTCTGGCGTTATGTTTTCAACGAATAATAAAAACGCTATAATGCAAATTACACTAAACATTAAAATAATTGCATTTAATACTATTTTCATTGGTCAATTTTACCTCCTTATCCATCACTTCTATGCTCGCAACTTCCAGGCTGGCATCGGCAGCACGGCCAGCCTGTGGTTTTGCATGTGGGCTTGGCTTCTTTGACGTATGCGCTATGCCTACAATTTTTGCTATGTAATGTGGTTGTAATCCTATCGTGTTCAACCCCCCTCAACTTACACTTACTTTTCTTGTTTAACGCTAAATTTTGATATTCTTCTTGCGTCAGTAATATCATTAGTTCTGACGTGTCTCCCGACCCGTTATCCCCATCTACGCTTCCTGTGACAACTTCATACACAAGCCCACCATATTTACCCTTTCCCAAATATTTTCTCAATTGATATTTGCTTGGCTTATATTGATAATATAAATTACTCATTGTTCAACCTCACTTTCTATTATTGTTCGGCAACCTTTAATCCTCCTTGAAAGAATGACATGTTATATTTCTTCACTCCAACATTGGTATACGTTCCATCCCCGTCTTTCACATTCTTCAAAAACCATATGCCGAATCTCTTCAATGTTCTCCCCGGAGATAATGAATTCATCCGAATAGTCGTCGCTATCATAATGAATTTTGAACGTAAGTGTATTCTGCATTTTTAATTACCACCTTTCTCCCCGTATAGCCGTTAGGACAGTTGTTCAAGTTTTACCAAGTAACTATGAAGAACCTGTCGTCCAATATTTCAGCCAGAATTGGCTCTACGTCAGAATATTTCAGCTTGCCGTTACCGCAACCAGGACGAGGAATGAGGACGACTTTCCATTCGGGATGATTGTCTGCAATTTGTTGCATTAGGTGCGCAGACTGCTTTATTAATTCAAGACTGGCTTTCTCCCACCAATTGTGTTTGACTGGAAAGGAGTATATTGAAGTACCCTTATCCTCAAGAAGTTTACAAGGAACATTACCCTTAAGCTTAATGATTTTGCCAAGCCGTAATGCAATGCCGGGGTATAATTTCTTTGCTTCTAGTGCGCAACCCCTTCCCATAACGCACTCACCATTGTTTTTGAGGGAGCCATTGGTTGTGATACAGATTGCGTCTGCATGTCCAATTCCATCCCAAAGGTTACATTTAAGATTTTTCATAACAAACCACCCTTCTCAATATCCGCTTCCTCGTTATAATTAGTTGCGTCTTGTACCTCCCGCACAATAGATATAAACTCTTGCAAGGAGCGGGGGCAGTAGTGCCGCCCCCCGCTCCTTACAATACGTTTTCGGTGAATCCGCTGGTCTGGTTGCATGTCGTTATCTCCAGCCTTTAATTCGAATGCTACAAACTTACCATTGATACAAGCTATGATGTCGGGAGCGCCTTTTGCGCCCCATCCACCACCATGTATGTTAATATGGTAGATTCCTTCTGACTTGAGATACTTAATGCAATCCTTCTGCAAACGGCTTTCAGTCATCCCAACAGGTCATCCAAGTCTATCTTAGAATTCTTCTTTGTTGCGGGAGTTGATTCAGCTTTAGAAGATGTAGGAATTTCAGCTTCTTCATCCTCAAACCCGGACGCCGGTGCTTTATCAACCAATCTACAGAATGTAACTGTTCTTGCAGGGTCGTTTCTGCTCGGTAGAACATCATGCTCAACCTTACATTTAATGTAGCAGCCTACGATGTCCTCATGGTCAATTTCCTCAAGATTATAGTTATTGAGAGCCGTCCTAGCGAAGAAACTGAACGCGTTCTGAGCCTTTTCGTTGATTTCACCATCATCACCTATGAGATTGAATTTTTCGATATGCTTTTGACCTTTTGCGGTAATAAGCTCCACTTCGAGTTTTCCGAAGTCCTCATCATAGGTCGATTTTATGATTTTGAAAATGTGTTCTCCTTCCGGAATTGGAGTATACCCGCCTTTACTTAATGGAATTTTAGCCATTTTTTGAACCTCCTTTTAAAATTTCACTTGTAAGATAAAATGCCTGAGTTTCGTCGAATCCTGCTTTCACAAAAGATTCGTATATTCTGAATAAAAATTTAGCAGCGTCGAGTAAGTTTTTTAACATTTCGTTGTCGTTTTCACCGATCTCTCTAAAAATGTTTTTTTCATTCATGGTCTAACCTCCTTATTTGTTTTCCTTAATGTAATCGTAGTAACATTGCTTAGAGCAGAAGTCGTACCATTCGTTGTCGATGTTCCTCGATACCCAACCATGTGCTCTAAGTTCAGCTTGAGCTGCCTTAAAGTCCGGAAAACCGTCCTCAAACCCAATTCGTTCCTCGTCGTAGCATTGGTCACAAGTGCATACAATTTCACCTCTACCATGAATGCTACTCCATTCAACCTCTTTACTCATGGCCTAACCTCCTTTTTAATTAAATTTTGAGTGATTCGGTATCCCACTTTAGGCTTGGAATACTTCTCAAGCAGGCCGTCTTTCTCGAGAGCTTCCTTATCAATTTCGGTTGATTCAGTGCGGCTTACAATCCATTCGTATTTCGCACCGGCTACGGCAACTTTCTTATCACCTTCTCTGAATTGGCTCACGCAATGTTGTTTTATAAGGTCAGTGACTATCTTGAGCCGTTTTTCCTTTTCTGCAATGGTATCTGTTACTGCATCAATTTCAGTCTTTAGAGCTTCGGCTTCCGCAATAAGAGCAGCAATATCGTTATCCGCTTCAATAGTGTTTTTGCGTAACTCTTTTAGAATTTCCTCATCCTTCTTTTCATCAAAGGCAGGGGAGATGCCGGTCACAACGTGAGCGTTCCACCAATTAACCACACGGTCGATATGTGCTTGAAACTGGGGGAATCGTTCGGAGACTCTGAACTCGTCTATTATGGTATTATCGCTCGAAGGAACAAACTCCTCCGGATGCTCATAATCCTTTTCCTCAAGGAATGAAGCAACCATGATAACATCATCAATTCCAAGCAAGTATGCGTAAAGTGCAGCTTGTAGGGCATAATAACCGGGAGCGCCGTTAGACCAATCTTCTGCTCTTTTGGTGGTCTTGATTTCGATGACTGCGGCAACTTCGCCGTTCTCGTAGTAGAGGGCATCCCACATTCCACCGAATATCGGTTCGTTAGGGAAGAAGTCACCCCATGTTTTTTTGAAATAATCCTTACCATAGATGTCAGTGGGGGATTTCAAGTCACCGAAGAAATAGACCTTATTCAAATAGTCAATTATCTTAGGCTCGATTGTCTTTCCGGCGATAGTGTACTTGTTTTCTACAAAAGGTTCTTCATATGTACGAGTGATAGCGCACCAAGTCTTGAACGGAGTGTTCCATCTGTCCAAATCGAGGATAGAAGCGAACCTTGTACCGGTTACTTTTTTAGGCCGTGCTGGGGGGTCTATTTTTAATTGATTTGTGTCTAACCATTCCATTTACTCAGAGTCCTCCTTTCGTGGGGTCTTGATATTTAGTCATTCGCTGTTTCACCCCTATTTGCCGCTTCTATCATTTCACCAACTTTGAGGATTAAGGCTTCACAAGCCTTTTTCTTAATATTGGTGAAGTTCTCAGTCTTTTCAGCAATAGCCGCAATGAATTCTTCCTGTGAAGGGTCGGCTTCTCTTAAGAGCTTGAGAGCTTTTTTCAAAGAGTTAATCTGCATTTTGGTAGCAGCACCGTCTTTATCGAGCAAACCTTCTTTGATTTCTTCACGTTTTTCCGGTGAAGTATATGTCGCCTTTGGGATTTCATCAACATCGCTCTCCGGGTCATTATCCTCTGCAACGTTGAAGTTAGCCGCCAAGAAGAACTTAAGACCTCCGGTTACTGCTTTGTAGAGAGCTTTATCGCCATTGTCTGCACCGGAACCACTAAAGAGGTATTCTTCACGTTCTCCTGTTTCGGGGTCAATTATCTGTCCTTTGAAATTGCAGATAACCAAATGCATTTTATCACTCACACCAGGTATGAACTCATGATTGAGCGTTTCCATTTTCCAGATAAGCCCGGCTTTCTTCAAAGCTGCCTTGAAATTGGCTTTGTACTGCTTTTCAGAAATGTACTTGTAGCTCTGGTGGCGGTTGATGCCGTCCTTTTCCCATGAGAAATCCCCCATGAGTTCTTGCAAATAGTGGAGTTTTTGAAGGAATGTCAATCTCTCTGTTTTAATTTCCGTCATGTTAGATAACCTCACTTTCTTTATTTAATTGCTTACCATTAGCACAATAAAAATTGTCACTTGTACCTCTGTCTATGTTTTCGCACCAGCCGAACCCTTTTGAGCAACCGATTGTGTTATAATGCTTACAGTCTTTACACCGCACCACCGGCACGGCGTCTATTGTGGGGCAATCCTCAACACAACCTAACAGCTCAAAGTGATAACTTGTATCTAGAGGAATTGCCCTCGTTTGGTGGAGCCACTCATTGATTTGCTTTAATGCTTTGTCAGCATCTATAAGCCGCATACTATTCCTCCTTTCTCGTCAAAGACGTTTTTATATACCTTCAAGAATGTCATCCAGCCATTTTGAAAGGTCTTTGTTTTTCTCGTCCGATTGCTCGAATCTGTGAATCTCACAAGTCTCCCGAATACGTTCCAATGTCTTTTTCCCTATGCCCGGTACTTGTGCTAAATCTGATAGTTTTATGTACTCATTGCTCATGCTACCTCCCTCCTTTTCTTTGCCTAGAAAATCACTAATCATTTTGTAGGCCTTCTGAATATAATGTTCTTTGTCAATATCCCCGATGTTAAGTTCGTTCCGATTGTCGATGATACAATGCTTAGGCAAGTCCTCAATTTTTGCAGGTCTACCCGTTTCTCCGTGTACTTTGTAGAGTGTTCCGTAGCGTTTGTCTTTGGTGGCGTATACTCGATTGACTTTTTGCACCGGTACTTTTTTATCGTTTATAAGTTGATAGCAATGAGTATATTTACTGCTCGCTTTTGCAATGTATTGAAATTCTAAAATGTCATTGCATTCAGTTATGGTTTTTTCCACCGGTATGCCTTTTACGAAATACTCAGCCAATGCCTTTTTCACTATGACAGTGTTGTTATTGATGTTCCAAGCTCCTGCCGTTGACATTCCGTAAGTAAGATAGCCGCCTTTAACTTTCCATCGAGGTTTTCCGTCTTTATCATAAAGCTCACCGATGGGAACCATGATGTAATTGTTTACGTCCTTTTGAACAATCTTTTGAATCTTGTCCTCTTCCAACTCAAAGCCGGTGCGGTTTTGCCATTCCTCATTGATGGCATAAATTTTCGGCATTTCGTCCCTGTCAATCGAGAACATTACACCATCGGTATTAAAGTTAATAATCTTAATTGTTTTGCAATCTCTCAAATACGCCATGACCAATTCGGTTAAGAAAAGTTGTCCGCTAATACACACCGACCTCCCCATAAGTGGGTCGTATAATGGGTTATATTTATTTAACATCGCCCCATAGGTGGTATTAAGACAGAGTTTGAGAGTGTTTGCAGTTTTCTTATCACCTTCCTTTTTAGCCTTAAGCCTGTCATGGTAAACCTTTTCGTAGACCGCCGCCGATGGAATATTGCGGCTTGTGTAACCACACCGAATCATAAGGGAGGGGTATAGGCTCGCTACGTCAAAATTGACTATTACCCTCTTGTCCGTGCTTTCTTCTTGATATGTGGGAAGTCCACCATGCACACCGCCCCATCCATAAACGAACTCACACCCATCAACCATGATTTTCAGCTTTGTATTGAAGAGAGCATCATTCGGTATGGATTCATCCCTTATCTGGTCAAAGAAAGCTATAACTTCCGGCGGAATAAGCTCCTTCTTGAGATTAGGAGGATATACATACTCTCGTTCGTCATACCGCTCGGTTGGTTCCGCTCCCAAGAACATCGCTGTAATTTTGGCGTTTGTGGCGTATAATGATTTAACGTCAGGGATGCCTTTCAATCTACCGAGTGCGATTTTCCCTTCAAGGTATGGTTTTCTGATTTTTACTAAATGCTCTGCCGTATCAACATCATGCTTACAATACTTAATAACTTCTTGAAGTTCGGCGTTGGTAAGAGGTCTATCAATGTCGAAAGGTACTGAGGTTTCCTCGATGTTCAAACCTAAATGACCTTCGATTGCTTTTAGAGATAACCCCTGTTGCATATCATCATGAATGTCGAAGCTGTCAAACCAAGCCTTGTTTTCCTTGATGAACCAATGCTCAAACCCTTGCCGACCGCTAATGATGAAGTCGTTTATCTCTTTCACAAGAGCG